TCCAACGAGGCTTGGGGCAAGATCTGGGCCATCGTTGTACAGAATTCCGAGGAGACCTTCGGCGGCGATAATCCCAACGCCGACCTGATGGAGAAATTGCTGAAAATGAACTTGGGAGGCTGATTATGCCCTACAAATCCCGCCGCCGTTGTCGGTACCCGCACTGCCCGGAGCTCGTCAATGCCGGGGAGGTGTATTGCCCTGCCCACCGGCCCAAGCGCCGGGCCGACACATCGTATTACGACCGCCGCTGGCAGAAAGTCCGGGCGGCGTACTTAGCGCGGTATCCTCTCTGTGCCGATTGTGAAAAAGCCGGGCGGCTGACACCCGCCACCGACGTGCATCACATCGTCAAGCCGGGCGATGGCGGCAATGACCATGATGATAATCTCATGGGCCTTTGCAGGCCCTGCCACTCAACCCGCACCGCGAGGGGGGAATAGCATGGCGTTTACATACGTGCCCACGCGCTTTATGCTGCCGGACTCGCGCTACGATGAGAAGCGGGCCGACTGCGCTGTCGTTTTCATCGAGCAGCTGAAACATATCAAAACAAAAGAATGGGCAGGAAAGCCGTTTAAACTACTGCCCTGGCAGGAACAGATTGTCCGGGATGTCTTTGGTGTTATTAAGCCGGATGGCGCGAGGCAGTTTCGACATTGTTTTGTCGAAATTCCGAAAAAATCAGGGAAAAGCGAACTCGCCGCCGCGATTGCGCTGTATCTTTTATGCGCAGACGGCGAGCTGGGCGCGGAGATTTACAGCATCGCAAACGACCACGAACAGGCGGGGATCGTGTTCAACCTCGCGATGTACATGGCTTTCGATCATCCTGTTCTGAGAAAATATTGCAAGTTTATCGAATCCCGCAAACGGATTGTCTACACGCCGACCCGGTCATTTTATGCCGCGCTGTCCTCGGAGATCAAGAACAAATACGGCCTGAATGTCCATGGCTGCATCGTGGATGAGCTGATTGGGCAGACCGAGCGCAAGCTGTACGATACCATGACCCTCGGCTCCGGCGGCGCGCGCCATCAACCGCTAAACTTCGTGATCACCACCGCCGGTGACAACAAAAACGGTGTGTGCTACACCGAGCATACATATGCGCTTGATATTTTGCAGGGCCGCAAGTATGATCCGACTTATTATCCTGTTATTTTCGCCGCGCCGGACGATGCCGACTGGACTGACCCGGCGGTTTGGGCAGCGGCAAACCCGTCCTACGGCATAACGGTGAAGGAGGCCTTCTATCAGGATTTCTACACCAAGGCGCAGTACAACGTCGACATCGAAGCGGAGTTCCGCACGTTTTACTTGAACCAGTGGCTGAACTCAGCGAAAAAGTGGCTTCCCATGGATCGGTACGACGTTGGCAAGGAGCCTTTCAGCCCTGACGATTTATTTGGGCGCGAGTGCTACGGCGGCTTGGATTTGGCTTCGACAGATGACATCGCCGCCTTCGTGTTGGTGTTCCCGCCGCCTGAAGATGAGCCAAATGGGGAATACATCGTGTTGCCGCATTTTTGGATTCCCGAAGTTAACATGCTGCGCCGGGCGAAGAAAGACCATGTGCTGTATGCCCAGTGGGCCCGCGACGGGCATTTGCTTACCACAAAGGGCAATATTATTCACTATGATTTCATCCAGCGCGAAATTGTGGCATTGAGCAAAAAGTATAACATCAAAGAGGTCATGTACGACCGCTGGGGCGCGATTCAGATGGCACAAAACCTTGAGGGCCATGCCTTTGAGATGATCGACTTCGGGCAGGATTATCGCTCACTCTCGCCGCCGTCAAAAGAGCTGTATCGCCTGACGAAGGACGGCAAAATCCGCCACGGGGGCCAGCCGGTGCTGCGGTGGATGATGGAGAACGTGTACATCGACAGCGACGCGGCGGGGAACATTAAGCCCAATAAAAAGAAGTCAGCCGAAAAGATAGATGGCGTGGTCGCGGCCATCATGGCCTTGGACGGCGCGCTGAAGCGTACCGACCACAGCGGCGCGTATGATAATCACGGCTTGCTGACCATCAGCGAAAACGGCCTGGAAGAGTTCGATCACAAAACCCGGCAGTGGAAACGGTATGTCGATCCGAAGAAAAAACAGGAGAAACCGCAGGGCTTCAAGGCGTACACCGGGGAGCCGGAGCCGCCACGCAAGCAGCCGGAATCGCCACAACCCCCACGAAAACAGCAGGGTTTCAAGGCATATACCGGCGATGACTGAGTTGTCAGAAGTCATACATATCAAGGAAAACAGGGCCTAAACATCGTCTAGTATAGCGGGTTGACTGTTGGGGCAGAATCGTTTATCATGGTGACAATCCCACACGGGGAATCAAAAAACGAACGGAGAAAATCACCATGCCAAAGAAGAAAACAGCCCCACAAATCGACCAGGTGGTCATCGAAATGCCCAACGATTTCACGCCCGAAGCCCTCGACAACCTAACCAAGATGATCGGTGCGAAAGAAGCGCTTATCAAGAAGGCCCTCCGCGCCGACGCCCTCCCCATCGAAGTGGATGACGAAAAAGTCAGCTTCCCCTGGTTCCAAGCCGAATTGGACGGCGAGCACATCAACGCCTACGCGCAGTTCATATCGGCGCTTTGCAACACCGCCAAAGCGAAAAAGCGTGTGCAGACCGAGAACAAAGCTGTGGACAACGAAAAATTCCGCATGAGGATTTTCTGTATCGCCCTTGGGATGATTGGCCCTGAGTACAAACTGGCCAGAGCGCTTTTAGGCAAAAATCTGAGTGGAAATTCCGCTTGGTCATCGGGAATCGACCCGCGCGCTAAAAAGCCGGTGGAAGCCGCCGAGGAGGCCCCTGCAGCGCCCATGCCCGCGAAGAAGGCTCCCGCCAAGAAAAAGCCCGCCACCGAAAAAACCCCCGCCGAGCCCGCATAATCTTGTCCACCCGCGCATAGGGTTATATCAGCCGAGCCGCCGCGAGGCGGCTTTTTTTCGTGAAAGGAAACAAAATGGGAATCTTCAGTAAAAAGCAAAAACCTGTAAAAAACAGCCTGTCGACCAGCCGTCCGTTCTTCTTCGGGCGCGCTAAGTCTGACGCCGTGGTCAACGAGCGCACCGCCATGCAGACGGCGGCTGTTTACGCCTGCATCCGTGTGCTGAGTGAGGCGGTGGCGTCGCTGCCGTTGCAGTTGTACAAGTATCAGGGCAAGGGCGCGGTCATCGCGGACGATCACCCGCTGTATGACATCCTGCATTCTGTGCCCAACGCGGAGATGACCAGCTTCGTTTTCAGGGAGACCCTCATGTCGCATCTCCTGCTGTACGGCAACGCCTACGCGCAAATTATCAGGGACAGCACCGGGCAGATTAAGGAGTTGTACCCGCTTTTGCCGGATAAAATGGATGTTTCCCGCGATGAGGCCGGGAGGATTTATTACACTTATTGGCCCGACAAAGATGCGGCGAACCAGCAGGAAAAAGGCGGCGGCACAGTGTTGCGCTACGATGAAGTGCTGCATATACCGGGGCTGTCGTTCGATGGGCTGACCGGCTATTCGCCCGTTGCGCTTGCCAAAAACGTCATCGGCATGGCCATTGCCACTGAGGACTACGGCGCGAGCTTCTTCCGCAACGGAGCCATGCCCGGCGGGATTTTGGAGCATCCCAGTGAGTTGAACAAAGACGCGCCCGACCAGCTTCGCGACATTTGGGAGACGCTGTTCCGGGGGCAGGGCGCGCATCGCGTGGCTGTGCTCGAAGGCGGCATGAAATATCACGCCGTTGGCATCCCGCCCGATCAGGCGCAGTTCCTTGAGACCCGGCGCTATCAGCTGAATGAAATCGCCCGGATTTTTCGCGTCCCGCCGCATATGATCGGTGATTTGGAGCGCAGTACATTCAGCAACATCGAACAGCAGGCCCTTGAATTCCTGCGCTATTCGGTTGATCCCTGGCTGCAACGATGGGAACAGCAGATGGAAAAGACACTGCTGACACCCGCCGAACGAAAAACACACGAAATCAGGTTCAATGTCGATGGCCTGTTGCGCGGGGATTACATGACCCGCATGCGCGGTTTCGCCATGGCCCGGCAGAACGGCTGGATGTCAGCCAACGAAATCCGGGGCCTAGACCGGCTTTATCCCATCCCGGATGAGCTTGGGGGAGACAAATATTATATCAACGGCAACATGGTCGAAATGGGGAGGCGGCGCGATGCGGATACTGAGAATTGACGGCGATATTGATGACACTTCCTTGGATACATTGCGGGCCGGGCTAGGCGATGTCGCTGATGACATCACTGTGTGGATCAATTCCATGGGTGGCGATGTGACCGCCGCTGCACAGATGTACGCGCTGCTGAAAGAGTACCCCGGCAAGGTAACTGTGCAGATAGATGGCTTCGCCGCAAGTGCCGCCAGCGTAATCGCCATGGCAGGCGATAAGGTGCTCATGTCCCCGCTTTCGTACATAATCATCCATAATCCTGCCACCGGCGCATATGGAGACAGCGCGGAAATGCAGCGCACCGGGGCGATGTTGGATGAAATCAAAGAGGGCATCATCAACGCCTACACCCTGAAAACGAAGCTGTCGCGGGCCGAGTTGAGCCGCCTGATGGATGCGGAGGAGTGCTTCAACGCCAAGCGGGCTGTGAAGTTTGGCTTCGCGGACGGGATACTTTATGTCGATAATAAAACGAGGAGGCCGATTATGAATCTGAGCAATTTACACGACCAACGCACCGCCCTGTGGGAAAAGGCGCAGGCTTTTATGAACGCGCGGACTGAGCTATCCGCTGAGGATTGCGCTGTTTACGAGCGCATGGACGCTGACATTGCCGCGCTTGGAAAGCAGATCGAAATGATGGAAAGGCACCGGGAAATGAAAGATCAATTGAGCGCGCCCACATCGAAACCGCTGGTCAGCAAGCCCGGCGCGACCTTGCCTGCCGCCAAAGACGGATATTCTGAAGCGTTTTGGGATGTGCTGCGCGGGCGCGGCATCAGCAATGTTCTTTCCGTTGGCAGCGACACTTCCGGCGGCTATTTGGTGCCGGAGGAGTTTGCGAATCAACTGGTGGAGGCTCTCACTGAACAGAACGTGTTCCGGCAAATCGCCCAGATCGTCAGCACCAGCCGCGAAAAATTGAAGGTGCCCATCGCTACCGTTTCCGGCTCCGCCAGTTGGATGGAGGAAAATGAGGCCATCCCTGAAAGCGACAGCGCCTTTGGTCAGGTAATCCTCCAAGCCTACAAGCTGGGCACCCTCATGCGGGCCTCGACCGAATTAATTGAGGACAGCGCCTTCAACATCCAGAATTTCATCGCGCGGGAATTTGCCCGGCGCATCGGCATCAAAGAGGAAGAGGCGTTCTGTATCGGGGATGGCATCGGCAAGCCCGCTGGCGTATTCACCGAAGGCGGCGCGCTGATAGGCACGACGGTTGCAGACACGAATATCTCCTTCGATGATATGATTGATTTGTTCCACAGCGTCCTGCCGCCGTATCGCATGCACGCTGTTTTTCTCACGCACGACAACACCCTGAAGCATCTGCGCAAACTGAAAGACAACAACGGGCAGTATCTTTGGCAACCCGCCGTGAAAGAGGGCATGCCCGACACGATCCTTGGCAAGCCCGTGTACGTCTCCCCCTTCGCGCCGGAGCTCAAGGCAAAAACCACGCCCATCGCCTTTGGTGACTTCTCATATTACTGGATCGCCGACCGGCGCGACGTGCGCTTCAAAGTCCTGAATGAGCTGTTCGCGCAGAACGATCAGGTGGGCTTCTACGCCACGCATCGGGTGGATGGGAAGCTGATCTTGCCCGAGGCGATAAAACTGTTGAAGGTGGCTTGAGCCCTCTATGCTAAAAACGCGCTACTACGCCGTCCTGCTGGCCGCAGGGCGGCTTTTGCATGCGCGGGTGGGGTAGGATACCAGATTTGAAGTGGACATTCCTCTATGGGCCGCTGATTGAATGATGGACAGATGCGCGTTTTCAAAGGCTACGAATAGTATACCACATCTTTTTGCGGCGTACAAGCCTTTTCATTAATATAAGACAGGCTGTTGCGGCATGGGACAATCCCAGACAAACATAGGCATAATCCGGGGTGATATCGCATGCCGGAAAACAGCGCTTTGCCGCAGGAAAGCTTCGTGCGCCTGGACGGCAAGGAGTACAAGGTTCTCAGCTTTTTTGAGGGGAAGGAAACCGCCAGCAAGCTGCTCTGCGACTTGGCAGTCAGCCGCATTCTGTATGAATCGCCGCGCCTGTCCGAAATCGCGCAAACGCAGAAATAGCTTGCTTTTTGGGCCGATTTGCGGTATAATAGGGGTACCCGATTTGCCCTTGTTGTACCGCAAAAAGGAGGATTGATTTGAGGGTACAACAAGGATACAGAGCCGGAATTTACTGCCGTCTGTCCGTGGACGATGGCACAACCGGCGAGAGCATGAGCATCGGAAACCAGCGCGCAATGTTGGTGGAGTATGTACAAAAACAGGGCTGGAGCATCGAGGATGTCTACGTCGACGATGGTTGGAGCGGCACCAGTTTCGACCGCCCGGATTTTCAGCGGCTGATCGGCGATATCGAGGCCGGACGCGTCAATTGTGTTGTCGTAAAAGATCTCAGCAGGCTTGGCAGGAACTACATTCTTTGTGGCCAATACACCGAGATTTATTTCCCGCAGAAAAACGTGCGCTTCGTGGCGTTGAACGACGGAATCGACTCGCTGCACAACAACAACGACATCGCGCCGTTCAAAAACATCCTGAACGACATGTACGCGAAGGACATCTCGGTGAAAAGCCGCAGCGCGCTGCAGGCGAAGGCCCGGCGCGGGGAGTACCTCGGTTCCTGCGACCCCTACGGCTATCTGCGCGACCCGAAGGACAAACATCATCTTGTGATAAATCCCGAAGTCGCGCCGAATGTGAAGCGCATGTTTGAGATGGCTGCGGTTGGCAACACCGGCTACCGCATCGCGAAAACCTTTCAGGAGGAGGGTATTCTGACTCCCGGTGATTATCTGCGCTGGCGTGATCACGACCCGGCGGACGGTGAATTTCAGCGAAAATATTCTTGGGATCAAGCCGTCGTTCGGCAGATGTTGGTCAACGCGATGTTCGCGGGCCACATGGTGCAATGCCGCAAGCGGTCGGAGTCCTATCGCACACACAAAGTCGTATGGAACCCAAAGGAGGACTGGGTGATTGTGAACAACACACACGAGGCCATCGTCCCGCAGCCGCTTTTTGACCGGGTGCAAAAGCTGATGGAATCCAAGACCCCGGCGATAAAAAAGCGCGGCGAACCGCACCTTTTCTCCGGGATGTTCATCTGCAAAGCCTGTGGACGCAAGATGGCCCACCACGCGCGCAGCAACAGCTACGGCGATTATTATTCCTGCGGCAACTATCGTGCCAACGGCAGCGGGGCCTGCACATCGCACTATATCACCATGCAGCATTTGGAGGACATTGTTCTGGCGGACATCCAAAAGTACGTGCATTTGCTTGAAAGTGACGAAGTGTCGGCCATCCAGAGAATTCTGGACATCAAGTTTGCCGAAGAGGGAAAGCGCCTGTCCAAGTCGAAGCGCGAACTCGCCCGGCAGCAAAAGCGCCAGGCCGAATTGGATTCCCACATCAAGCGCGTGTACGAGGACAACATCACCGGCAGGATTCCAAACGAGCTGTTCAACACGTTTTTGACTGACTACGAAGCCGAGCGCAACGCGTTGAAAGAGTCCATCCGGGCACTGGACATCGAAGTCCGGGCGATGGAATCAGCACAGACCGACGTCACAGAATTCGTCGCGCTGCTGCGGGAATACACCGGCGTCACCGCGCTCAACCGACAGATGGTCGTGAAACTCATCGACCGCATCGTCATCGACGAGGCCCCGGAGAAGATCGGCAGGCGAAGAAAGCAAACTGTCGAAATACATTACAAATTCGCGGGTGCGATTTAGTTTTTGTCGATGTGTTCCGCGAAATGGGCCGGGCGTCGGCGTACACACGAACAAACTCCCATTCGGGGTTGGCTTGGATGTAGTTGGTGTAGTATTCGACCTGGGCCTCGTAGGAGGACTGCTGCTCCTCTTCGTTCGTGCTGACCCGCCCGTAGCCCGCAGTGAGCCGCTTTTTCTTCTGCGCCGGGGCGTGGGCGATGGGCGTGACCATCGGCTGTATCTTTGTAACCGTTCTTGTCGTTGTCATTCCGAAACCCTCCCTAAACTTTTTTCCCGCGCGGCTTGCTTCATTTCGGGCGTCCAGCTTTCCCGCCGCGAGGGGTGTTTCCACGCCAAATCCACCCGCCGCTCGTCCTTATATATAAAGGAAAGGGAAAACGGCCCCGGCACGACGATCTCCCGCAGTCCCTCCATGCCCCCTGCCTCGGTCAGCTTCGCTTGCAGGATATCCTCCGGGATCATCTGCGAAGGGCAGTGCGCTTTGCCCAGGCTGTTGAAGGTGTTACAAATCCAGACGGACTTCTTGTACTTGGGCGCCGAGCCCGCGATCTTGTGCCCGAAGGGCGCCCCGCAGATACCGCAGCGGATGAGGCCCGTGAAGGCGTAGCCGCCCTTCGGGGGCGGGGCCGGGTTGTGCATGGCTGTGCGCCGGGCGTACTCGGCCTGCACCGCGTCGAAGGCGGCGCGGTTGATGATGGCCTCATGGTTGTTTTCGACCAGGTACATGGGAAGCTGCCCGGTGTTTTTGACACGGCGCTTGGTCAGGTGATCCGTGGTGAAGCTCTTCTGGAGCAGCAAATCCCCGGCGTACTTTTCGTTTCGCAGCATCTGCCGCAGGGCGTTAATAGAGAATTTGATGTCCTGGGCGATCAGCTTCTTCTGGATCGCCAGCACCCCCATGCCGCCGAGGTAGTCGGCAAAAATCTGCCTGACCACAGCGGCCTCTTCGGGAATGATGGCGTACTCGCGGGTGTAGCCGTAGACCTTGCAGGACGTGGGTTTTCCCTCGGCAAACTGCCTGCGGATGCGCCAGGTACAGTTCTCCGACACGCTGCGGCTTTCCTCCTGCGCATAAGAAGCGAGGATGGTGAGCAGCAACTCACCATCCCCTTCGTTTGACCACAGGTTTTCTTTTTCGAAGTAAACGGACACCCCCAGGTCTTTGAACTCCCGCAGGACCTCCAGCAGCGTGACGGTGTTCCGCGCAAACCGCGAGATTGATTTCGTCAGCACGATATCGATCTGCCCGGCCCGGCAGTCGGCAAGCAGCCTCTGGAACTCCGGGCGGCTGTCCTTGGTTCCCGTATAGTCCTCGTCGGCGTAGACGCCGCAATATTGCCATTCGGGGTTCGCCTGGATTTTCTGGCTGTAGTAGGCGACCTGGGCCGACAGGGACGCAAGCATGGCGTCCTTGCCGGAGGAGACGCGGGCATACCCGGCGGCGCGTTTTCGGGCAATCTGGCGGGGCGCTTTGGCTTGAATCTTGGTTATTTTCATCGCTTCGAAGCCTCCTTTCCCCACCATATTGCCATACTAATTCAAGTATATCAAGGCTTTGCGCAATCATATAACGGAGAAATACGCCCGATTGGAGGGCGGTGCCTTTGTTTAAATAGCGCATCCATTTTGACGTATTCATCGGGGGTTACGAGGCCGCGCGCCCGCATTTCCCCGGCCAGGGCCATGGCAGCGCCGTAGTCGCGTTCACGGGCAAATTGTTCTTTTGTCATACGGATTTCCCTCCATAATAGCACTGCCGGGAGCAGTATTTGCGCCGGGCGCTGTCGTGGGCGGTGAAGGCGCCGCCACAGCACAGACATGTAAAATGATAGACAGAGCGGCGGCCCATGAGATCGCGGTGGGCTTTCCACCAGGCGAAACGGCAGCGGTCTGAGCAGAAGGACCGCCGCTTCACGCCGAGGCGCTGGGCCAGGACCGCCCCGCAGTGCTTGCAGATTTCTTTTTTAATCAGGGCTTGCAGGGTCTGCTCATTGCGCAGGCAGTAGGATTTTACAGTGTTGAGCGAACCGCCGACGCGGGCGGCGATGTCGGCATAGGTGTGCCCGCGTCGGCGCAGTTCGAGGATGGTCTGCGTTTGGGTGGCGGTCATGGATCACCACCCCTGTCGTTCATGATTTGGTTTTTTAGCTTGGGGTAGAAGTGCGCCAGTTTGATTCGGTTCTCCAGGGCCGCCTTACCGAAGTACGACACCACGCCTATCTTGAGCAGATCAAAGGCGTTGTCAATCAGGGCTTGCGTGACGCTCATGTCCTCTGTGCGCCAAGCGACCGCACAAACAAAAACAGCCACGACGCCCACTTGCACGGCCAGCCCGATGAAGATTTTCTTGGAGAACTCAAGGTGGCTCGGCTCATCCGTTTTCTTCTTTTTCTTCGGCTTGCGTTGGGAAAGCAGGACAGCCACCAGAGCGGTGAGGGCCGCGCCGGTGACTGCCGCCAGTATGATGTTGAGGGTCATTTGCGATCACGTCCCTCCCGCAGGAATTTCACCTCGGCCTCCAACGCGACAATGCGCCGGTCCAGGCCGTTGTGGACCTCCACCTTCTTTTCCAACTGCTCGACGCGGTACATAGCCAGTTGATTTGCCTTGTGGACGGCCAGCCACGCGGTGGCGGCGGTGGTGATCGCCGTGGCAACGGCGATAATTACATTAGCGATCATGATGTCTTTACCTCCTTCGGGATTTTTAGGGTCGAGCCGATGCGCAGTTTGTGAGGGTCCACGCCGCCATTCAGGGCCTGTATCTCCGGCCAGCGGTGGCCGGAGCCCAAGTGCTTCACCGCCAAGGCCCACAGGGTGTCGCCCTGCTTGACGGTATGGGTGATCTCGCCCGCGTCCCAGGCCGTCAGCCCGTACTGCTCAACGAGCCGGATTAGCTTGTCGGCATAGTCCGGCGCAGTGGCGTAGCCCGCCGCATGAACCGAGCGGCAGGCTTTCTTGTAGTCCCGCTCTCCCTGCACGGCCTTGTAGCGCGAACCGCGCAAGTGGGCGCCGTGGTCAGCGATGGACTCCTCCCATGAGCCGTAGGCGCGGAAGGCGGCGGTAATCTCCACTTGCTTGCCGTCGATATGCTCGGCGGTCTTTTTCTCGTAGCGCGGCCCTTTCCAGTTGGTCCCGGCCTTAATGCCGAACAGGGCGTTCGCTTTTTGGGCGAGCTCCGATTTCCCCCAGCCGGATTCGAGGATCGCCTGGGCGATGGTCAGGCTGGGCAGAATGCCGCTGTCATCCCGTGCAACCTTGCCGACGCGGTCAATGAAACCCTTCTGTGCCGCCGTCATTTTTGGCTCCGGGGCGGGCTTCGCGGGTTCGGGGTCCTTGCCGCCCAGGGCAGCCTTCACCGCCCTGCGGAAGGAGCCCATGCTCTCGCCGTGCTTGGGGAACCAGTTCTTCGGGTCGCCGTGGTTGCTGGCGATCCCCCGCGCATGACCCTCGTAATGCCCGATGATCACCCCGTCCTTCATGGGGTCGAGGCTGAACATTTTACAGAGATAGGCGCAAAGCTCGACGGCCTCCCGGAACACCGCCTTGAAGTAGGCTTTGTCCGTCAGGCCGTCCTCGCAGATTTCGAAGCCGATATGGGTGTCATTGACTGAGCCTTTGGATCCCTTAGCCCCGTGCCAACCGCGCATCGTCCAGGGCAGGGTCTGGTAGGTGGCAATGGAGCCGTCGGCCAGCTTGCCGATGAACGCATGCATGCAGATCTGCCGTCCCTCCGGGCGGGCTTGGTTCCAGTGGTTGTTGTACTGGTTTTTACCGAGCCGCCCGTCATCCGGGCCGACATAACGCTTCAGGTTCGGGTTGGGCGCGCCCGTGCTGTGGACCATGATGCCCTTGGGGGTTATGGAGCGCCCGGAAATGTAGCACTCGTTTTTCGTCAGGATTAATTGATACAGATTCATCTTTCACACACCTCTACTTTCAATAGGATATAATCACATCACCAATCACGCCGGGGCTGCCCGCGTCATACGCACCGCTGCCACCGGCCCCGCCCATCGCGCTGATAAAGGCAAACAAGCCGCCTTCGGGCGCCCAATCCGTATAGCTCACCCGCGCCGAAGCACCGGGATCGTCACGGGTGCCCGCATTGCCGTTGAGAGACGTAATAATGCGCCCATCGCCGTTGTCGCCGCTGGTGGAAATGAAGCCCGCCGCACCGCCGGAGCCGCCGAGTACCGCATACTTTCCGGCTTTGCCGCCCCCGGCAATGAAATAGAAACTCCCGCATGTGATACTGGAATTGCCGCCGTCGAAGCCATCGCCCATCATACCGCCGCTGCCCGCGCCCGCGCCGCCGACCACCAGGGTAGCGTAGCCGTTGTCGGGCAACTTGATCATGCAAACGCCGATGGCACTGCTGCCGCCCGCGCCGCGAGTTCCGGCCCCAAGCCCACGGTAACTGCCGCCGCCACCGCCGCCGACCACTTGAACAAACAGATACTTGATGCCTCGCGGTCGTGCAGTGCCTACGGTTTTGTGGCTGAGTTGCGATCCGCTGCGGGTGTTTGGCGAGCCGGAAATCCACACCTCGCCGTCCGAGAAACGGTTGATATAGGCCGTGCCCGCCGAGCCGCTGTGCCAAGCATAGTTCCCGTTGACTTTCTGCGTCCGGGGACGGCAGCCCGCCTTGGGCACCACCACCCGCACACCATTGGCGAAGTAATTTGTGCTTATCGTTTCGCCGCTGTAGAAATAGCCGGTCGTGACAGTCGGGATCATGAAGCCCGCAGTCGTAAGAGTAGAGCCTGCCGTGTTCAGAATCCCGCCGCCCGAAATGACATGCTTGTTGCGCGGGTCGGTGCTTGCACCGTGTTCGCACAGGTTCAGCAGATTATCCGCTCCGTGTAGAATCGGCATTACGGTACCACCACCCTAACTGTGTTGACGTTGAGCGTGATCGGCGTCTGGACGCCGTTGCACAGGTTGTTCAGATAGGCAACGACCTGGGTGAGGGTCATATTCGCGAGGGGGCCGGTCGTGGGCGGGGTGTAACCCATGATATTTCCCGCCGCCGTCCCCGCCGTTGCAGACGTGGAGCGAACCACCCCGCCGATCCCCGTGGAGACGCCGAGCATCGTGCGCGTGGCCGTGGTGTTATTCACGACATAATCGCCTATCACCATGCCGGAGATTGAGGAGATATTCGTCAGGTTCGCGGCGGTGCTCCAGCCGTAGAAGGACGTGCCCTTTGCCCCAGCCGCGCCGGTCGCCCCGGTTGCGCCGGGGTTGCCCTGCGGCCCTTGGGAGCCTGTCGCGCCGGTTTGCCCTGTAGCTCCGGCGACACCCCGGATACTCCCCGCCGCCGTCCCCGCCGTAGCCGATGTGGATTGAACCACCCCACCGATGTCGCACGACACGCCGAGGATCATGCGCGTGGCCGTGCCGGTGTTGACCACGAAATCACCCACCGCCATGCTGGAGATGGACGAGATATTCGTCAGGTTCGAGGCCGTATTCCAGCCGTAAAAGGCGACGCCCTTTGCGCCCGCCGCTCCAGTCGCACCCGGTGTGCCGGGATTGCCCTGGAGCCCCTGGGCCGCGCATTAATTGCGAACCAATATTTAGTAATTATGCGTCGGGCAGCAGCCCAACGAATCGCCAATGCACATCGATCTTTTGTCGTCGCTCCTCGCCCTTCTCGCCTTCCGCTTCGTGGATCACGATCTTCTCAATCAGATCTCTCAGCAGGGAGGCTGTCAGCTCCGCGCCATCCTGGTACTGTTCCATGGCTTCCATGAAGAACCCGGCGTTGCGCGTCAACTCCATGTCCTTCGACAGATCGGCTTGCAGGGCCTTCAGGCTGGCTTCCAGGGCGGCTTGCTCGGCTTCGTACTCGGCGGACATTTTGTGGAAGCGCGACTCCGTGATCTTGCCCAGGGCGCTTTGCTCGAACAGTTGCCGCACGATGGTGTCGAGCTCCCGCATGCGTTGTCGGCCCTTTTCCAGTTCCCGCTGCGCGTTCTGGTGGTTTACCTCTATACCTTCCAACAGGCGATTGTCGTGGAACGCTTGCAAATCGTTGTTATTTTCGGCGATGCAAGCCTTCACGCTTTTTAGCTGGAGTTCAATTGCCTGATAAAGGACATCGTAGGGAATCAGGTGCGGGGTACAAACGCCCAGCCGCGAATGCTTGCGGTAGTAGTTGCAGATAAATCGTTGGGACTTTCCATCGCGGCAGTTGTAGGTCATTGCGCGCCCGCAGTCAGCGCATTTTGTCAGTCCGCCAAAAATGTTGTCCACGCGAAGTGTGTTCTCCCGGCGCTTCGTCTGAATGAAACCCTGCACTTTTTCAAAGGTTGCCTCTTTGATCAATGCGTCGTGCGTGTCACGAACAATCACCCATTCGTCCTGCGGTCGGTACACTTGCTTCTGACTTTTAAATGATTTAGTAGTTTGCTTCTGTGCTACAAGATGTCCACAGTATTCCAGATTACGCAGGATGGATCGCACAGTCTGCGGGTTCCATTCTGTGTGAAACACCGGATTCACGACGCTTTGGTAGATGCCTTTGGTCTCCATCGCGTAGGCGCGCGGGGTCGGGAGCTTGCGCTGCGACAGCCGGATGGCGATCTGGTTGTAATTAACCCCCTCCGCTGCCCAGTTAAAGATATCCCGCACAACTGGCGCGGCGGCTTCATCGATTACGAGATGGTGCCTGTCGTTAGGATCAAGCTTGTAGCCATAGGGTGGGTTTGAACCGACGTACTTGCCGTTTTGTGCCATGGTTCTCATGCTGCTGCGGACTTTCTTCGAAATGTCGCGTGCGTACCACTCGTTGATAATTGATTTAAAGCCCATAATTTCGTTTTCGCCGCGCGCGCTATCGATGCTGTCGTTGACTGCGACAAATCTGATGTCATTATCGGGAAAGAACATCTCAGTATAATAGGCAACCATGGCGTTATTCCGGCCTAGCCTGCTGAGGTCTTTCACCAGAATTGTCGTAACATTTCCAGCTTCGATATCCTCTATCATGCGCTGGAAAGAAGGGCGGTCGAAATTTGTGCCGCTCCAACCGTCGTCGACAAACTCATCATATACGCACAATTTATGCTCTTTAGCATATCGACGCAGTAATTCGCGCTGGTTGCCGATGGAGTTGGATTCGGCATCGCTGCCATCATCGCGGGAAAGCCGCAAATATAATGCGGTACTATTTTGCTGCTGTGTTTTCATCAAAGTCTCCTCTCTTTTCCGGTGTGGAAACAGCAACAAACGACTTCAGTATCGCAAAAGCCAAGCCGCGCTTGGCTTCGTCCATGATACCTCAAGTTGGGCGATAAGTCAAGTCTAGTTTGTTGATATATAAGGGTTTCCGAGCTTTCGCAGGGCTTGTTGGGCACTGCGTTCCAAAGAGGCTTTGACCAAATCCAAGAGTGTTGACTTCCCGCTGTATACAGACGAGATTTCGTATGTTGTTTTGCCGATTGTGAGGTGATTTGTGTCTGTGCGTGTGATAGATTGCTCTTGCTGTATATCTTTGTCCATTGTTGGTTTCCCGGCCATAAATATGCGGCGCGGGGAATGTCCTATGTCCGGGAAAAAGCTTGTGTTTTGTCCATCGCTGTGCTATACTATATATAGAGCGGGACAACCGGGCTTAGCAAACAACTGCCCGACGCGCCCTGTCCATTTTTTCAGGCATCCCAATCCGCCTGCGTATGAAAAAGCTGCCCTGCGCGCAAAAAACACGGCCCCTACAAAAAGGGCCGCGCGGGTTATATACAAATGGGTGGTTATTCCGGTTTCAAGACCAGCCCAGCTAAACTGACAAGGTGTTCGAGCTTTTTGTATTTCTTCGGCTCAAACTCTTTCCAGCAATTTGTCGTCACGCTCTTTAGTCTGGGATTGAGTTGGTGAACGATGCCGCTGCGCATAAACCGGCTCATGTAGCCTTTGTTCTGGTGTTTTTTAAGGATCATAACGTGCAAATCCACGTTACCCATCGGATACACCGCGCCGACACGAACGCCTTTTTCCATGAGCACGATAAAATCCGTATAGCCGTATTGAAACCTCCGTCCGTCTGTGGAAATTTCATGACTGCCGCAATATTGCAGTGACCCCGGTTTAAAGTAGGTGAATTCGCAGTTTTTTACGTTGCCAGTGCCGTTTACGCCGATGTCAATGCGGATTGCTTCTTCGGGCACTAACCACTCGCCGTTGGTAATATCGGCGTGCAGGCAAAGATATTCTAGTGTTTCGTCTCGCATTATTGCTATCCCCCTGTTTTTATACATCCCTATGCGGACAACCACAGGCATATACCCCGAAAAATAAAGTTACGCAACAAAGAAACAAGACAAACCGTGTCGGCATAAGCATGATACCATCATACTTGATCGGAGATGGTAATATTGCTTGACCACAAGAACTTCCCTGCGGAACTGGCCGCGCTGCCCAATTGGGTGTGCTGGCGTATGGAGCCGGACAAAAAGACCGGGCGCGCCACGAAGGTGCCCTACTGCCCGGCGACCGGCTATAAGGCCTCGTCCAGCGATCCGCAGACATGGGGCACCCTCGCGCAGGCACTGGAAAGCATGTCGCGGTTCATGTTCAGCGGCGTGGGCTTTGTGTTCACGGAAGAACACGGTTATGTGGGCATCGACATCGACGGCTGCCTCGATGAGAACAAACAGCCCAACAAAGTCGCCGCCGCCATCCTCACCAAGACCCCGCCCACCTACATTGAGATCTCGCCCAGCGGGCGCGGCCTGCATATTTTTCTGCGAGGCGCGCTGCAAAAGGGCGGCATGAAGAGCGCCAAACACGGCGTGGAGATGTACGCCAAGGCGCGTTACTTCACGATGACCGGCAACAAATATTCAAGCTGCGTTGATAAAATCGCCGACGATAACGGCGCGCTTGAATTTATCCGGGCCAATTTCATCGCCGCGCCCGCGAAAACCAAGCGGAAATCAACCGCGCACCCCGGCAGGCCGCTGGCGGACGATGAGTTGCTGGAGCTGGCCAAAGGCTCGAAGGACGGCGAGTCGTTCAAAGCCCTGTGGGACGGCGCTTGGGCCGGGTCGTACCCCAGCCAGAGCGAGGCCGACTTTGCCCTGTGCCGAAAGCTGGCCTTTTGGTCCGGGCGCAACGAGGCCCAGGTGGACCGCCTGTTCCGGCAGTCCGGTCTGTTCCGGGAAAAGTGGGACCGCAAGCACAACGCCGATGGCAGCACCTACGGCGAGACAACCGTGGGCCGGGCCTGCGAGGGCGCGCGCGAAACATACACCCCGCCGCCCAAACAGCAGACCGACGTCTTTGAACACAGCGGAGCCTATTGGCGCAACCGCAATCAGAAAGTCTACGCGCTGACCAATTGGATCGTTGTGCCGATTGAAATGATTTGTAGTGACGAGGAAACACAGATCACCTGTGATCTGGTCACGCTCAAAGGCGAAACCTTCCGGCAAGTGCTCATGACCAGCGACTTTGCCAACTTGCAGCGTTTCAAAAATATCCTGAACAAGAAGACGATTGCCTTGACATTCAAGGGTACCGAGGGCGATTTGGAGTTGCTGAAGGAGTACATCTACGACTTGAAGTGGGTCCGCAAAAAGGGCGTGAAGGCCCTGGGCCTATACCCCTATCGCCGGAAAATCGCCTTCGTCACGCCGGAGACCGCTGTTCTGGCCGGGGGAAAGCATGTCAATGATCTTGTGCAGCTGGAGCGTTATCGGTCCATCGAAAGCAATATCCTCGACTACAAAATGATTGCGCGAGAGCAGATGCTCGAACTCGGCAAACTGCTCATGGCATATAACGAACCC